GGTGTCCGTGTCGGACATCATTTCCTCTCGGTTACGTCCACCGCGAAGAGCGGCCGGTGAAGAGACGCCTGTTCGGCGATCCCGTCCGGCCATTCGAGCGGTGTTACCGCCGCGCCATCTCCGGTTGCCCGGCTGATGTTGTTCCCCTCGCCCAAGACGGGCTGATGGTGATGGTCTCCCTGTGCGGGCTGACCGAGCAGCTTCGCGTACTGCTGCAAACCTGAAATCGTTTGAGAGAACCGCCCCTGCGTACAGGCGCATACGTCATAGAGATGGCTGATCTCCATGATCAGACGGTTCTCCTCGTCGGGGCCGTCATCGTTCTCGACGAGGCTGAACTCGTTGCCCGAGGTCGTGAACGCGAACGACGCCTGACGCACAACGCCGGAGCGCATCTTCGACGCGAGCGCGATCCCGTCCGGATCGTCCTTCGACACTTTCGCTAGGAACGGCATGCCGTTCTTGTCGATCGGGCCGAGGCGGAGGCTGCCCGGCTGGCCGGCAGGCACGTCCGTCGCGGCTACCGACGTGTTCATGTCGTGGCCGCGGTTGAAATGCACCGCGCCGGACGGCTGGTCGAACCGCTGCTCCGCGAACACGCGGGTGAACGCGTCCGGATGGATCTCGACGGTCGCGCGGACGAACTTGTCGGAGTACATCTCGGCCTTGTGGCCGAACACGGCCGCGTAACCGCTCATCGTCCATGTTCCCTGTGCTTCGTTGTCACGAACGTCGACCATTTCGATCGGCGCGACCGCATAGAAGCGCTCGACGTCGCTCATCGATTCCTCCTCATGGTGATACCGGCTCGAGCGGCTTGGGCGCTTTGCCGTTCAGGCCCGGATTGGGTGCGCCGCCGACCGGGGTGATCTGCGGGATCGCGCCGACACCCTTCGGGTGCGGCGGATAGCCGAGGATCTGGCGGGCCTCGTCGGGCGTCAGGATCCCGGACTGGACGCGCTGCTGGAGCACGGTCGCCTCGGTCATGATGTCGCCGCGCACGAACGCCTCCGTGTCGAACGCCGGATAGATCGAACGGCCGAGCGAAGGGAACAGGATGTCGTCGTCGGCGAGCGCCGACTCGATCCGTTCGAGCTCGGGGCCGAGCCCGAACCGGAGCCACGTCATCAGGTCCTCTTCGAGGGTCGGCTTCGTCTGTGACGCCATCGACGGTGCGCCGAGGAGGTTCGCGGGGACGCCCATGATCCGGGATGCGTCCTCGACGGTCAGGTGGGCCATCTCGACGAACTGGCTGTCGGCGGCCGTCATGCCGATCGGGACGATCTTCGCGCCGCCGCCGAGCACCGCTGTCGTCGACCCGCCCGTCCCTTCGTACGCTTCCTGCCAGCCGGGCTTCCACTCGTCGGCCTGCTCTTTCGAGACGCCCTGCGGGAACTCGACGGCGACCTGGAGGGACGTGCCGCGCCGCCACATGCGCGCCTCGTGGTTCTGCCGCTCCACGGGCGCGGCGAGGGCGGCCCGGAACACCTTGATCGGTGAGGGGGCTTCCAACATGCCGCCGGCGCCGTGGCCGCGGACATGCAGGATGGTGTCGTAGTCGACCATGTACTTGCCGGGACCGCGTCCGAGCGGGTCGATGTAGCCGGTGTTAATCGTGATCTCGTACCGGCCGGGTCCTTTGCAGGCGACCTGGTCGGGATGCAGCGCGTACCAGGCGATGACGCGATAGCTGTCGGGATCGGTGAGCTTCCAGATGTACGCGTTTCCGCGATACGCCAATGACTCGCCTACGGTCTCCCAGAAGTCGAATCGGGTCTGCCATTCGTTCGGGGCGTCCGAGAAGAGCTTGCCCTGCCACGTCTTGTCCTGACGTTTCCGGTCCGGCCCTTCGCCCTGCCAGCAGCGCAACCGGAGTGATGCGATCGCCTCCGCGCGGATCCGGGCGGCTCGGTTGATCGCTGGGATGCCGCGGATCGCTTGCTCGCCGACCTCGCCGGTGATGCCACGGAGGCCGCTGTAGCCGTACCGGAGCATGTCGGTCAGCGCGAACGAGTAATACTCGACGCGCTGGCCGCCGCGAAGGTTCAGGATCATAGGACCTCGTAGAACGCGACACGCTCGCGCGGAATCGACAGCCAGCGGGATTCGAGCTCGGCCGGGTTCGCCTGCGGATGCGTCAAGAGCACCGGCACCGCGATCATGTACTCGCGCCTGCGCCTGGAGACAAGAATCCCCTCGACGGAGGGGAGCTGGGATTGCTTCTCATCGACCAGGTGTACGCGCACGCGGGGCTTCCGTTTCACCCGGGCACCAGCTCGGCGCCGTATTGCTTGCGCCGGTCGTAGTAGACCTGTGCCTGGAAGCTGCGGATCTTGGTGCGTCCGCCGCGATGGTCGATGCGGACGAACCCGAAGTTCTCGGCCTCGACGAGCTCGGGCTTCGCGATGCAGTAGCCCTCGAAGAGCAGTTGCCCGTCGCCGGTCAGGTAGGTGAAGTGATTGCGCTCCAGGTGGATGCCGGTCGGCTGCGCGCGGAAGAACTTCCGGAGCGGGAACGCGCCTTCGCGGGTGCCGTCGTTGACCTCGTCGATCATCAATGTTGCGACGTCACAGTTGGTCGCCTCGAGCGCTTCGCGCAGGCCGAGCGTCTCCTGGATGCGCTCATCGGCATCCACGACCCAGAGCCAGTCGACACCGGCATCGGCGACGAGATGGCCGGCGGCGAACGTGAACGAGCGCTTCTCGATCTCGTTGCCGAACCACACGTCCTGTGGTGTGTGGATGGTGCAGCCCATCGAGGCGCCCTGGCAGCCCGCGAGGATCGCCTGCGCTTGCTCGCCCGGCGACTGGCCGCGGCCCTCCGGATAGAGCATGTACGCGCCGTCGATCGCGACGACATGGTCGACGCCAGCCTTCGCGAGGGACGCGACGAGCTCGGTGAGGCACCATGTCGGCTCGTCGTACCAGGTGAGGATCGCGATCAGTCTCATTTTCGCTCGATCAGATACGGGTTTGAGCTGTTCTGGCCGTGCGTCGGGAAGAACGGGGCTCGGTCGCCGAAGCGGATGAACTCCATCGCCTCGTGGCGTTCGCAATCGATGACGCAGTCGAGGACCCAGCGTTCCCAGGTCTCGGTGTCCCATGTCGCCGGCGGGACGGGGAAGTAGTGAAGACTGGTGATCTGGCCGGGCTCGACGCTGTTCTGGACAGTGAAACTGATGCTGAGGGTCCAGCCGTATCCGGCGCCGTAATGCTCGCCTCCCCGTTCGCGCTCGTCGAGGTAGATGCTCCAGCCCGGCTTGTATGTGCAGGAGGCGACAACGGCCTTGAGACGCTCGAGTGGCTCGGCTGCGCCTTCCTGATAGGTGATCAGCGTCTCGCGATACCGCAACACCTGGCGCTGCTCCTCCTCGGTCAGCGTCACTTCTGTACCGGCTTCGGCTTGGGTGCGGGCTTGGTGGCAGTCGGCCCGCCTTGACGGACGCTGCGGACCTTTGCCCAGCAATCCCAGATCGTCCAGCTCATCGGCTCACCGCGTCGGCGAGAAGCTGCCAGCCCTCGGTCTCGCACTCGGTCAACTCGCGCGGCGTGGCGTGGCGCTCGAGCTTGTGGGCGGGATTCCCAACCCACACTTCGCCCGCGGGGACGTCGCTGATGACGACGGCGCCCATCCCGAGCCGCGCACCCTCGCCGACGTGGACGAACGGCTTGACGAGGACACCGATGCCACAGCGGACATACGGCCCGAGGATGGCGTGGCCGCCGATGACGGTGCCGGGCGCGAGCTCGCAGCCCTCGCCGATCGACGCGTCGTGTCCGATGTGGACATGCTTCATCAGCCACGCCTGCGGCCCCACGAACGTCGGCTGTTCGATGCCGGCGTCGACGGTCACGAACGCCTCGAGGGTCGCGGTCTGCGCAATGATCGGCGGGCGGCCCGGCGTCGACCAGCGGTGCGCCCGGTGCTCGGGCGGATCGCCTATCACAGCGGTCGGATGAATCACGCCGGCGTCCTATACGCGCGGATCTGCCATGCGTTCAGAAGTGGCCAGCGGTCGATCAGGTGCACGTCGAAGCGCTCGCCGTCGATGACGATCCCGTCCTCGAGATAGGCGGACGCGTCGGCCGGGTGCGTGAACCATTCCAGGGTGCGGCCGTGGTCCCAGACGCACCAGAGCTGTCCCGGCTCGAACGGAGCGATCGGCGAGGCCCAGTTCATCTCGGAGCGGAGCGAGAGGACCTCGTCCGTCGTCAGCCACTCGACTGCGAGCTCGGTCACCAGGCTCCCGTGAAGACGGCTGCGGACGGAACGGTCGAGACAGCCCAGGCCGCGAGCGTCGCGGAGACGAGCGGGCTGATGTCGACGTTCGAAGAGCGCCGCGACCACGCCCAGGCGTCGCCGAGCGGCCGCTTGGTGGCGCCCTTGATCGCCTGGCGTAGGTCGGGGCTGCCGAGATGCCGGATCTGCTGCTCGATCACGAGGTCGTAGAGATGGCCGCACGCTTTCGCGTGGTCGCCGGCCGCGATCGCGTCGACCTGGATCCCCTGCTGCTCGATCTGGTAGATCAGCGACCCTGCGGGACCTGTTCCGTCACAGAGCACGGTGGACGGGCGATGCTTGGCCGCGAGCTCCGCGACCCGGCCGGCGACCCAACTCGTGCCCGCCCGATGCTCGACGACCTCGACTTGGAGGACACCGTCGGCCCTCAGCCCTGCGGCGACGATCGATGAGGCGGATCGGTCCGGGGTCACGTCGAACGCGAACGACACCGGGCCCACGATCGCGACAGGCTCGCTTGCGAGCGCGTCCCAGAGAGCGACCGGGATCACCTGGCCTGAGCTGCCGTCGACGGGCGGCCAGTCGCCGACACCGCCACGCTCGACCGCATGGGTGCGCGCGTCGAGCTCGCGCCATTCCGCCTCCAAGTAGTCCGCCGAGATCCGGATCCCGTAGGCAGGGTTCGCGCCTGCGAGCTTCAAGAGGTCGCGCGGCAGCTCGAGCTCGACCTCGTCCGGCGTCTCGGCATCGAGCGACCACTCGAAGTAGGCGAGCCGGTCCGTGTTCCCGTTCAGCGCGCGGTCACGGACGCGGGCGAACACGACGCCGTCCTCCATGATCGTCTGGTCGACGGCCGAGCCCATGTACCAGATCTGCGGGTCGGGCTGCGCCGAGATCACCGGCATGATCGAGCCCATCGACACTTCGGGCAGGAACATCGCCTCGTCGAAGAACACGGGCGAGCCCGAGAAACCACGGCCGCCGCCCCTGGTCCGGGTGCGGAACCGGATCCGCCGGCCGTCCATGAACTCGATCGACTCATGACCGTTCGTCCGCCAGATATGCCGAACCTGCGACGACAGCCACTCGTTCGCGTCGATCAGATCATCCAGGCGCCGGAACCCCTCCTTCGACGTGTCCGCCAAGTGCGCCGTGTGGATCAGCAGCTTCTCGCCGAGCACCAGCGGCCCGATCAGTTCGCGGATCTCGAGGATCCCGTTCTTCCCGTTCTGGCGTGGCGCGCAGACCGCGACCGCGAACGCCGCCCACAGATCACCGTTCCGCCTGAGCGCCGCGCGCAGGACGATCATCTGCCATTCGTCGAGCGTGACGCCGAGCGCCGCGATGAACTCGACGACCTCGCCCCACAACGGATGATCGATCCCCTCCGGGACGACCTCGATCCGCGGCGCCTGCGACGTCCGCTCCGCAACCGCTACCACGCGCGCGACCTCCGCAAGCGCCGTCGCCCCGCCGTCGCTCGATTGCAGCGCCGATGCTCCGGGCCGCTGTACCGCGAGCGGTCGTTGTCGTCATGGCCAAGATCCCACGGCTCGAACGGCAGAATCGGCCGGCCACACCGCGCGCAAACCGCCGAGCCCGCCTCCACCAGCGGCCGCAACATCGCGCGGGCTCTCTGATGCGCTGTGCCGTACCCACGCGCCGACGTAGCAGCACGGGGGTATTTTCTGACTCGGGGGTCAGCGCCGCCGTTGTCCGTGGCGGAAACACCCCCCCTGGGGTGTGGGTGTGTGCTCAAGCGCGTGTGGTGCTGGCTAGCGCGTAGGGGTGACGTTTGTAGCCGAACGCCGGCGGCTCACGGCCATCGCTGATTCAGCGGATGGCTGGGCTAGTCAGGATGGTAGGTGGGGCGTCGGACGTTCTGGTGGACGGTGCTCGACAATGATTGGCCCATCCAGACCTAGCGGCTTCGTCTTGACGTAATCAGAGAGCGCGTCTGCGAAGAATCCATGGTCGAGTGCTTCGAGCAATAGACGTTCGGTGCCTTTCTCGAACTCCATTTCGGCGTACATCTCGGCGGCCGTTTGGGGATCGGGCCTAGGCACGGTGTGATTGTGCCGGATTCGTACCCGCGATGGCGCCGGCCACGCCACGTCCGATAGCCGGAATGCCGCGCAGGGTGAGCGCGTCGGATGGGTCGGTGATCCAGGTGACGCGGCCCGGCGTGGTGGTGGTGGGCTGGGTGCGGCGTCCTGGGACGAGGCCGGTGCTGCGGCTATTGCGGTGGGCGATCGGGAAGGTGGCCATCAGGCGATCTGCCTTTCCTCGGTGAGCTTCGAGAGGCGAGAGTTGACCCAGGCGCCTTGATTGCGGATCGTCCGTTGTCCCTCGAGGAGCTCTTCCCGGACGCCCTCGAACGCCGCCGGCGGGAGCTTGTGCGAGTACGAGAGGATCACCTGGCGCGTGTGGTCGTCCTTGTCGCCGTCGCGGATCGCGGCGAACAACCGGAGCGCATGGGCGAACGACAGGGTTTCCAGATTCCCGGATTCGTCATCCTCTACAGGCCTGTGTTCTTGATCTTCTCTTGGGGACTGGACGGGCCGCGCGGGCGCGTACGCGCGCGAGGTAGACGGTTCCGGCGTTACGTTTGCCGTTACGCCCGCCGTTACGGTTTCCGTTACGTCACCGTCTCTCTTGCGTTTGCGCCATGCCGCCTGTCGCTCGGCTCCGGTCGGGTCCTTCGGCGCGTACTCCTCCCAGTGATGGACGCGCAGTTCGCCGGCCTCGTCATCGAGCAGGGCGAGCTCGAGGCAGCGAGCGACGAGTTTCGGTGTGGCACCCGGGACGAACTCGCGGATGTTCTCGGGCAGCCATCCACCCGTCTTATACCGCGCCGCGTAGCAGAGGATCTCCATCCACGTCCAGCGCTCCTTATGCGTCAGCGCGGTCACCTTCGGATGCCGCGAGAAGCCGTCGTCGATGCGAAGCCAGCTCATAGCTCCAGCTCGGGCTGCACGACCACCAGGGACGCCACACGGCTCTCGGTCGCCTCCGGGACGTCGTGGCACTCCGAGCACCGGAAGTGCGGCTCACGAGGCAGGAACGCGTCGTCCATGACGAACACCAGGATCGTGTCGCCGCACTTGCCGCAGCGACGGTGCTCACGCAGGACCCGCGGATCACGGAACTCGAGGAGCGTCACGCGGGCCTCTGCTGTGGCGCGTGAAGAGCACAGAGCACTCGGCCCTCGAGGCAAGGACGGGCGCATCCGTTGATCCAGCACTCGGGCGCGAACGGTCTCACCGCAGCCCGCACGCGCTCGCCGTTCCCCACTCGCGCCAGGACCCACCATCGCGCCGGTACACGAGCCACGCCCGGTAGAGCTGCTCCCGAGGGGATGCCCGTGACGGCAGCCCGACGCCGCCGACCGACCGCCAGGTGTACCCGGTGAACTGCATCCCTCCCGAATATCCGTTGCCGGTCTCGCTGTTCCAGGCGCCTTCGTGCTCGTGGATGCAGACCGCCTGCGCGAGCCACACGCGCGGTGCATGCCAGTCTCGTGGCATAGGTCGCGCTTCCGCGGCCGGCACACCCGATAGACCCGTGACGAGAACGGCGAGCCACAGTCTCAGGATCCCGTTCCTTCCGGGGCTGACACGGCCTCGGACGTGGAGTCCGGCTTGCGGGTCATGCGGCGATCTCCAGCGCGAGTTGCTCCGACGTGGTTACGAGCTCATAGGCCCGCGAATGCTCGGCCCCAAGTTCGCGCCGCCATGGCTCAAGGACATGCTCGACCAGGCGGACTATGCGCAGGAGACGCAGATACGTCGGGACGTCGATCGCGCGCACCTTGGCGTCGGAACCGCCGCGCGCATGGTGGGCTGCCACGCGAACGGCCAGCCACGCATCGACCGTCTCGTTGATCCGAGCCTCGACGCTCACGCGTCCCCTCCGCGTGTTACCGGGAGATGTGGCTCCGAAGGGGTTCCTTCCCGCTCTGTTAGCGGTGACTCAGGAATCGAGGGTTCGAATCCCTCCTTCTCCGTGACAGGCAAGGCTTCGAACGATTCCGGCATGTCCCAGTCGAGGTCGCGGACGGACTCCATGCCGACCTTCCGGTTGCGCCGGCGCAGGTAGATCAGCGTCGTCTCGAGGCGCTGGTGGCCCATCAGGTCCTTGAGGGAGAGGATGTTGTCGTCGCCCTTCGACTCGAGGTAATAGACGGCGAACGCGGCCCTCAGCGCGTGAACGTGAGACTCGATTCCGGCGCTGGCGGCGACCCGCTTGACGGACTTCCAGATGATCCGGTCGTCACGGTCCCCGTCGCGGCGCTGCTCGGCCTCCGAGGGCACGAGGTAATCGTCGTCAGTCTCGTAGACCCCGGCGAAGATCGCGGCGTCCAAGATGGCTGCGAGCTTCCCGGCGACGGGCTTCTCGATCGTGTTGCCGCCCTTCTCCTGGAAACGGAGCGTCCCCGCGAACGGGTCGTAGTCGCGCCGGCGGATCGTGGCGAGCGCGTGGCGGCGAGCTCCGGTGTAGACCGCGAGCGGCACAGCGATCCTGTCGGTCCACCTGGCGGACTTCGCGGCCTCGAGGAGCAGGATCCGCACGTCCTCGGTTGAGACGGTGAGGACGTTGTCGTTCTCGTGGGACGGCTGGATCTTCGGCCGCTTGATCCGCTCAGCCGGGTTCCGCTTGATGTACTCCTCATCATCGAGCCACTGGAAGAACGACCGGACGATCGACGCGACCTGGGCCTGCGTCGATGCCGCGTTCGGGACCTGACCGCCCTTCTTCGCGTTGAACCGGAACGTGTCGAGATACCGCCTGACCATCGCGGATGTGATCTCCTCGACGTCGATGTGGCGGTACATGTCGTCGAGCTTGCCGAGATACCGCTCGTAGCGGTCGAGTGTGCGAGGTGTGCGCCCCAGCCTGGCAAGCTCCCCCAGGTAGAGGCCCATCGCGTAGCTGATCTGCATGACGCGCACCTTCTCAGGTGCCGGCGCATCAGTCACGGCGCTCACGCCACGAACCCCTCGCTCTTCCAGTCGTAGGGCCCGCCGGCGCGCGCGGCCGGGCCAGCCGTCAGTTGCTCCAAGGAGGAGGACTGTGGCCCGACCGACGCGCCAACGCTTTCGTCGCTCCAGATCTCGTCTAGGAACCGGTCACGCGCGATCAGTTCCGCCAGATCGTTGGCGACGTAGAAGTAGAGGCCGATGAAGATCGCCAAGATGAGAAGTACGACCAGCGTGGCGCTCACGCGCTCACGTCTCCGAAGAGCCAACGCACGAACGCGATCGTGGCGAGCGCCATCGCGCAGCATCCGGCGACACCGACCGCGACACCTTGAACGAACGTCACGCGAGCACCGCCTTCCGCTCGAGGAACACGTACTTCGGGTCGACGCTGAGAAGGTCCAGGTGGGTCGGGCACGCGATCCGGTGCCGCGCCGCCAACCGCGTGCCGCAATACACACACCGGGCCGCCCGAGGGAGTAGGGGGGACGGCCCGGCGTCTCGTTGGTTCTCCTCATGGGCGAGCCTGATCCGGGAAACGCGGTTGCGGAGCAGGGAGACTTCGCGGGCGGTCACCGGTCGTACCTGAGCCCGTAGGCGCGCTCGAAGAAGTCTTCGCCGCCCGTCTCGACCGCCGCCGCGTACTCCTCGTCGGTGAGTGCCGCGAGGAACGCCTTGATGGTCGGCTGGTTCCGGCGTGTGATGAAGCCGTGACATCCGTGACACACGGGCGCGATGTTCTCCGCAACGTCGCCGCCTCCATGCGCTCTTGCCACGACGTGATGCAGCTCGTTCGGCGGTACGTGGGCGCACACTCGGCACGGCCCCTGCTTCGCGTCTGCGATCGCCTGCCACTTCTTCGGTGACGCGACGACGCGGTGGTAGCGCGGCGTCTTGCGCGCGAGTTGGTCGTCCTTGCTGTACGGCTGGCCCGCCATCAGAACGGGATGTCCTCTTCGGCTTGTGCCGGTGCACGATGGAAGGTGTCCGACTCGGCTGCTGTGACGATCGCGATGCCGCGCGTCACGGCCTCGGGGGTCGCGAGCCCCTGGAGTAGCGGCCCGGAGAACAGGGCAGCCCAGAGCGCGCAGCGCGTCTTGCGGAGGCCGATCAGGTCCCAGTCCGGGCCATCGGAGGAAGCGGCCGGCCTGTCCGTGGGCGGGGCGAAGTCCTGGCTCACGGCGATGGACTCTCCCTCGATGACGACGAGGCTCTTGAGGTCGTTGCCGAACTGGCCGACCTCGTAAAGAGCGGTCGCCTGCTGCCCGACCGCGCCGAACGCGATCGTATAGAGGCCCGCATCGAAGGTGTCGTACTGGCCCCCGCCCTCCGCGTGAACGATGTACTTCGTGTACGGGTTACCGGTCTTCTTGGAGACGCCTTCCTTGCGCTCGGCGGCCGTGATCTTGATCGTCGCGGTGTTCACTCGGACTCCCCGTAGGCGTAGTGGCGGTCGGCGTCGAAGTCCTCGAAGCGCTGGTTGTCCTCGTCGCGCTCCCGCTCGCGTTCCTCGCGCACGACCTCGGCCTCGTCCATCCAGCCGGGCTTGCGGAGCGGCGGCACATCGAACGAGGCGATGGCCACCACTACCCGGCGACCTCAGCCTTGACGGCGCGCCGTAGGGACTTCTCGCGGCGCAGCAGCATCGTCAGGTTCGCCGCGAGGCCGTGCGTCAGGGCGAGCGCGCCCGTGTCGAACGGCCCATCGGTCACGCGTTCCGCGACGGCGGCGGCGAGCTCAAGCGCGGCGTCACGCGTCTCGGCGTGGTTCGCGCGGAGCAGATCCAGGTCGACGCCGCTCACGCGACCGCCTGCCGTTCCTTCTGCATCGCGTATAGCTCTTTGAGGTACTCAGGTGAAAACGTCAGGTACGAGCAGAACGCATAGAGGTCGCGAGCGATGATCCGCCAATCCCACAGCGCAGGCTCGATCCCGGCGTATTGGACGTCGAGGAAATGCGCGAGGCCGTTATCGTCTATGAAGTGGTCGACGAGTTCGTCACGGGACATGCTCGCGTAGTCGATGATCGGCGGGTTGTACTCATCGGCTCCCTCGAACCGATAGACCTTCACCCGTCTCCCAACAGCGCTCATGCGAATGTCTCCGCTTCGATCTCGTTCGCGATCGTGCGAAGGACCGAGACGATCTCTTCGCGGTCACTCCCGGCGACCATGTGCCACGGCTTGCCGGCGTCATGGACGGCCCGGCGGATGCGCTCTTCGGCGATCTGAAGGAACGTCTTGAACGGGGTCGGCTTACGCTCTGACTTCCAACGGCGCAGGTCAGACCAACTGAGTCGTCCGCTCTCGCTCTTCGCGGCGAGCTTCTGGATGACTTCGCGGCGGTTCGGATAGTCCTTGCCACGCAACTCGGAGTGAACGACGAACGACGCCTTGTCCGGCAGCCGATCCTCCGCCGGCCAGACACGCACCGTGTCGAACATCTGACGCACGTAGTTCAGGCCGATCTCCGTCCCGGCAGCTGTGTGCGCGTCGTAGACCCTTTCGGCTGCGTCCTTAATCCCGACGGTGGGATCATTCGCACCTCGTGTGGCCACCTGACGTTCCGGAACTTCCGAAAGAATGTCCTCGTAGATCGCGTCCGCGAGTTCCCATGCGTCGTGGTTCTCGCGTCGCTCCGCGATCTCAACTGACTTGAAGCGTTTTGTCTTGCCCACAACCTGTAGGCGCGGCTTCGTTGCTGCGCTCATCTGACCAACCTTTCGGCTCGCTCGATCGCACGTTCCAGAAAAACTCGTGTCGTGCGCATCTCGTTCTCGGCGGTCTGCAACCACGTCAACGCCTGATGAAGCGACGACAGAACGTCGGCGTCACTCATCCGATCCCACGTCGTCACCTCGAAGCCGGCGTCATTGACTACGCGTGACTCAAGCCTGCGCCGATCACACAACTTCACGACGGCGTTTAGCGACTCGCGCACCCGGCGCCCTTCGCGTACAACCTCGTTAGCCTCGCGCCGTAGTTCCCTGCTCGGGTTGCGCGGCTTGCGAATCACCGAGGTGCTCACCAGATCCGCCTCTCGAACACGATCCAGGCGACCCAGATCGCCCCGAACACGATCCAGGCGACCCAGATCGCCCCGAAGAACGCGAGGGCCGTCCAGAGGGCGAGGAACGTGGTGGTCACGCGGCCTCCTCGCAGTTCACGAACGCGATGAACTCCTTGATCGCGCGGCGGTGCTTGGGATACGGCGTCTTGCCCGCTTCCCAGTACTGCACCGTCCGGGCCGAGACGCCTAGATGCTCCGCCAGATCCTTCTGGGAGAGATCCGCCGCGTAGCGTGCGTCACGGATCTGGCTCGCGAGATCAGGCTTGACACGCAATCCCATATCGCGCAATATACACGATGCAGATGCGAAGTCAAGTAGCACGCAATCCGGTATCGGCGACAAACACCCGCAATTTACGGAGACTGCTTCTCGATGTCCTCGACGAAGCGTCGACCAGAGGAGTCGTGGTGGGGATCGGTGACCGGATCAAGCAGGCCCGCGTTGAGGCGGGCCTCACTCAGGATGAACTGGGCGACTTCGTGGGCGTCGGAATGCGCCAGATCCAGTACTACGAATCCGGTGAATCCGACCCTTACAGGAAGCTCCGCCAGATCGCTGAGGCGACCGGGAAACCGATTAGCTGGCTTCTCCGAGGAGAGGATCAACCAGACGAAGATGAGATCGTGGAGCGTCTTCTGGTGGTGGAAGCGCTGCTGCGAGATGTGCTGCGAAGGCTTCCAGAAGTTCCAGGCGAGCCAGAAGCAGGCTCCTCTGACTTGGCTGGCTGACTACCTCGTCCGGCCTGGTCAACCCCTCAGGGGCCACTCCCGGCTCTGACATGCCTATCCCCCTGCCACAGGCTCGGAACTCAAGCTCCCTGCTACCCAGTTTTCCATTTCACAATCAACGATGTCAACGTAGACCGAGCGGTACCGGGAAGATCCGCCGTCCCTGCCGCGTCCGGTGAACAGCCAACCCCGAAGGAGAACCGATGAATCCGCAATACGTCGAACGCATGTGGCTCCCGACAAAGGGACGCCTCGACCGCAAGGTCCGCCGCCGCCGTCTCACGACCACCCTGTACGGCCTCGCCAGCCTGCTCGGCTTCGTGTATCTCGTCTTCGAGGCTGACGTCGCGCCGCCTATTGAGGCCGCTGCGGCCTAGATCGGTGCGAAGATCCGGAACACCAGGCTCGGCTCGCAGCCTCGCTCGAGCGCGAGCCTGACGGCGTGCCGGTCGACACCCATCCCGAACGCGAGCGTCTCGGCGTCCGCGATCGCCGTCCCGAACATCAGGAACACGCGCTCCCAGTAGAACGCTTCCTCGTCGGTGCGGCTGTGCGGCTGGGTGTTCGGGATCGCCGTGGCCGGTTCACTTCTTGATGGTCTCGACGAGCCATGTGATAGCGGCCGGCGTGAAACCGACAACGACGGCGAGGGCGGCGACAAGGGTGGGATCATCGACGCCGACGAGATGGGCAACCAGGAGCGCGACCGCGGCGGCGATGCCGCCAGTCTCCGCGGGACGCCGCTGAACGATCTTCTTCGGGCTGGTGGTCATCACGTCTCCTTCAGTTGGGTGCGCGTCTCCAGCAGGATCGTCAGCATCTCGACCTGGGTTTCCTGCATCGCCTTCTGTGTCGCCACGAGTCCTGTGATCAACGTCGTCAGGTTGCGGGTCGCGTCCGTCCAGAGGACCCGCTGCTGGTCGAGGACGACACTGAGGTCGGGCTTGTTCCGTTCGACCTCGAGCAGTAGCTTTGTTGCGGCGAGCTCGTCTTTGATCGAGTGTCGTAGGACGCGCTCGTTCTCGCGCTCCGTCATGAGGTTTTCGTTCTTCTCCCGCTCGAGCGCGTACAGGTCCTTCCAGCCCGCCGTACGCTTGTCACGGAACGTGAAGATGCCGAACAGGACGACGGCGAGCACCGCAACGATCGCGCTGCCCGTCGTGAATGTGTTGGAGAACGTCGCCGCTGCGAAGAACGTGACAAGCACGCCGATTTGCGCGATCACAAATCCACCTTCCGGCACGGAAGATCCTGTCCTCGTGCAGCGTCTGGTCTCATCAGACGTGCCTCCCTTTTCTGCTCGGGACGGCGGGCGGGTCTCATCCGTCTGTCCGTCCCGGGGTCTAGCTTCGGGTCAGACGCCTCGAAGTAGCGTGGCCGCCATCTTGTAGAGCCGCGGGATCTCAGCCTTGAGGTTCGCCGGACACGCGGTCGAGTAGTACTTCGAATGGGGCGCCAAGGGAAGCGGTGTCCGGCGGCCATAGCGCTGGCTGATCCACGCGTTCAGGCTCGCGGACGCCACGCGCTGCGCGTCCGTCATCGGCTCCGTGCCGAGGTGCTCGTGCTCGATGCCGATCTGGGTGTTCTGGCCGGGACAATGCGCCGAGACGACCATCCGGCCCGCCTGGATCTGCGAGACGGTCCCCCAGCGCCCCTGGAGGATCATGCCGTTGCGGCAGACGAGGAAGTTGTGACCGGAGTCGGTCCAGCCGTTCGTGTCCATGTGGAAGTTCTGGATCGCCCGTGCGTACCGGATCGCCTCGGTGCGTGACTCGTTGCGGGGAAGACTGATCTCCTGATGGTGGCCGGCGGTGTGATGCACGATGATCCTGACCGCCTTCTTGGCCGGGACGATGTCCTTCTTCGGCGGCCGGGCGTCCCAGACGGGACAGGTGATGATGTCGATGTTCATGATGTCGCGTCGAACAGGTCGAGCGTCAGCCGTGCGAGATAGATGTCGTCGGCGAGCAGCCCGTCGATAACCGCCTTCTCGTTCGCGGTCAGGCTCGCAAAAAGGGTGCCGTTGCTGATCGCGGTGCGGGCGGTACGGATCTGCGCGAGCCGCGTCGTGATCGCCGTCGTGATCGTCGCCTCGTTCGCCAGCCACTGGGCGGCGGCCGTCGCGGACGTGGCGTTGGCCGCCTGGTCTGCGTCGTATTGCGCCTGTTCCGCGGGCGTCATCGAGACGAGATAGCCCTGCGGGTGATCCGGATCCACCACCCAGCGGCTACTCATCTAGGAGCCCATCGCGTAGACGGTGCACCGGGAGCCCGCAAGGAAGTTCCCGGCACCGGGGATCAACGTCACCTGGTTGACCGCTGCGGTTGGTCCCCAGCCGGATGTGCGGTGCGTGAAGCCGTTGCCGGTCAGGTTGCCGGTGCGGTAGCCGAGGTTCGCCTCGACCGATTTGGCGTTGCTGCCGCTGGCGTAGTGGGGAATGAGGATTTCGCCTGCGCCGAAATAGTTCGCGGTCGCTGTCGCCGCCGGGATGCTGCCAAGCGTTATGACCGTCGTTGCGAGTCCCTCAGCGGCAGTTGTCACGGCAGCCGACGCGCTCAACTGCTGATACTGGTAGCTGGCTGTCGATACACCGTTCAGCCGCAAGTTGAGTGGCGTCGCCGCGGCCGCGGTGTCGCCGCGCAAATAGAACTCGATCACCAGGTGCGCATATGTCGCGACGATGCCTGTGATGTCGATCGTCGCGGCGGCCACACCGAGCGTCGTGTCGAAGATCGAGCCCATCGACTTCCTGTATTCGGCTGCCGTCACAACGTCGCCGGTCAGCCATCCGTTCACCCAACTGGCGCTAGGCATGTCTCGCTCCGATCATCAGTAGGGAAGGACGGCAGACGCCGGCGAGTCGAGTGCGGCCATGCCGAGGACAAAAAACTGGTCATAACGTGAAGCAGGCGACAACTGGAACGTCGTCTGCCATGTCGCGAGATCGGCCGTGACAGAGTGTGCGATCGCCTCGATGAAGCTGGGCTGGCTGAGCGTCTGCGCGGTGATCGACGTGGACGCGCCGGTGGTGTGCTCCACCACGACCTTCTGGCCGAGCTCGAGGCCGAGCGCGAACGGCCACGTGTTGCCTGTCGGATCGGCGGGCGTCAGCGACAGGCTGGCGAACCTCAATGCCGCATCCTTGTGCAGCATCACCTCGAACGACGCCTGATCCAGCGCCTCCGTATCCGTCGTCAACGCCGGGGTCAGCGAGAGCGTCCGCCGCAAGTATTTCTGGATGCTGACGCCATCAGATCCGGTCTGCGTCGTCCCGCCCGTCCTTGTCACCTTCACCTGGTTCAGGATCCGCGTCACGTCATAGTCCGGGTTGAGATCGTGATACGCCAGCCGTGACGACGAGAACGCCGAGTCGGCGAACGTCACCTGACTCGACAGGCCGAACCGATGATGCCGGTCCTGGAACACCGCGCGGCCCTGCCCATCCAGGAAGAACACGCCGCGCTCCGCGTTCGCGGCAGCCTGGATCTGATCCAGCGCCGAGCTCTCATCAGTGTCGAGCAACGTCACCGCCTGAACCTGGGAAAACCCCGCGTCGAGGACCGTCGTCGGTGAGCCGAACGACAGCCGCGTCGAGGTGCCGAGCGTCGAGGTTCCTAGCGTCCAGTAGCCCGCCGCCGGCGCCGACGTGGCCCACGAGGCGGCCGTGAGCACGTCGGAGATCCGCTGGCCTGTGAGCGCCTGCGCGAACGTGCCGGACACGATCGCGTTCGACAATGGCGCGAACCCGTCGACGGCCTGGATGTTCACCGATCCCCACGCGGGCGCGTCCCACGAGATCGGCCAGCGCTCGATATAGCCGGTGAACAGGTAATACGTGACCGACGACCAGGTGACAGACACGCGGATCTTCCGCATCGGAATCACGTACGGGTAATACGGTGACAGCGTGTAGGTCGGGTCGAAGCGGCGGTCGTCGTTCTTCAGGCGGATGTTCAGCGTGGACGCCTGGATCGTGTCGAGCTCGTATTGGCGCCCACGGTTGGTCGAGAACCCCATCGCGTACGCGGTCACGTCCTGCCACGCCGGCGAGCTCGAGTCCGGGTCGGTGCTGAACGCGATCTCGACCTTCGGGACAGGAAGACTCACGCGAACCCCAAGACGGTGCCCTGCGCCTGCATCCGCAAGAACTCCTGCTGCACACTCTGGGCGAGCTGCTGCGAGTCGGCCCCGTAGACGGGCCCGTTGATGTTGACCGTCACGGGATTCGATTCCGGCTGGTTTCCGGCGAGCGCCTGCACCTGAATCGCGCTCATCCCAACCGTGTAGCCGGGAGTCGCGAACGACGTGTCAACGTATTTCGCGGTGTAGTCGGCGATCTTCTGGGTGGCAGCGTCCTGCGCCGAGGTGATCGCGTTGATCGCGTCGATCGTCCCGGCCGTCGTAACACCGGGCACCGCGTTCTTCGTTGTCTCCTTGAGCATGTCGGCCCAGCCCTTAGCCACCCGGGCGCGTGCGGCGACGAAGATGCTGTCGAGGTTGTCGCTGATGATCGCGCTCAGTGGGGCGATCCCGGTCTTCCAGCCCTCGACGACGCCTTCGCCGAGCGGAACACCGATCTGATCATGGGTGACCTGGGACGGCGAATGGATATGGAACGCGCCCTTGATCCCTGAGATGGCGCCGCTGATCTCGCCGGTCACCTTGTTCTTCAACGAGGTGCCGAGCCCCTTCACACCGTCGACGATCCCCGCGACGAGCTGCTCACCGATCTTCAGCGCCTCGCTAAACACCCAGCTCTCGGCGCTCGTGATCGCCGTGTTGATCGCCTTCAAGCCCTTGATCATCGCGCCGGGCAGAGCCTTCAGGCCGTCCGCGAGGGCGTGCACGGCGATCGTGCCGAGGTCCGTCATCAGCCCTTTGAGGATGTCGAACTCGATCCTGACCAGCGACCCGATCAGATGCAGCGCATCACCGACGATCCGCTTCACGTCCACCCAGAGCTTCGACCAGTCACCACGCAGCAGGTCACCAAAGATCCGGAATTCGTCTGCGGCCACCGTGAGGACGGCCTGGATGATCCGCGCGTAGTCCTTCAGAACCGTCATGACGGTGCCGCCGAAGCGCTGCCACAACGCTTCCGCGTCAGCGAGGACGACCCGGATGATGTCTCCGATCTGCTGCATCGCCGGCGCGATCGCCGCCCTGATCTGCGGCCAGTTCTCAACGACATAGCTGATCGCCCGCGAGACGCCCTGAATCATCGCCGTCATCGCCGGCAGCAACCCGGTCCCGATCTTCTCCTCGAGCGCCCCGAGTTGCGCGTGGAACTGTTCCATGCCGCCCTTCGCGCTCTCGGAAAACTCAGTCGCCTGCCCGTGAATCTTCTCGCCGAGTAGCTGAGCC